AGTTAGTTGCCAAGAAGTACAAGGCGGCTGGCGGGGGTTACCGAGATTGAAAGCGCCTCAAAAATCATTGAAGGATTGGGGCGACCAAAAATGGAGAACCAAAAGTGGTAAAAAATCTTCTGACACAGGCGAAAGATACCTTCCTTCTGCTGCGATTAAAAGTCTCAGTTCAAGTGAGTATGCTGCGACAACGCGTGCGAAACGTGCTGGCAAAAAAGCCGGAAAACAATTCGTAGCGCAACCAAAATCAATCGCAAAGAAAACGGCAGGATTTAGATGACTACTTCGGGAACCGCAGCGTTTAATCTTGACCTCACGGAAATCGTTGAGGAAGCATTTGAGCGTGCGGGTTCTGAACTACGCACGGGTTACGACTTACGCACTGCCCGCCGTTCGCTTAATTTGTTATTTGCTGATTGGGCAAACCGTGGCATTAACATGTGGACGTTTGAGCAGGGGACGCTTACTCTGACACAAGGTTTAGCTACGTACGCACTGCCAGACGACACAGTAGATTTGCTAGAACACGTTATTCGTACAGGTGGTGGTAACGCATCCACACAGGCTGACTTGACGATTACACGCATTAGTGTTTCTACCTATGCAACTATCCCTAACAAACTACAGCAAGCCCGCCCAATTCAAGTGTGGTTTCAGCGTTTAGCAGGTCAGACTTCATCGGTTGGGACTACATTAAATGGTGGAATTACAGCTACGGCCACCACAATTACGCTAACTTCGACTGCGGGGCTTCCTGCTACTGGGTTTGTTTTGATCGGCACAGAGACTGTGCAATACGGATACATTAGCGGCAATCAATTAATGAACTGCTTCCGTGGCCAAAACGGAACCCCAGCATCAGCGCATTTGACCGGCGTTAGTGTTTTCTCACAAAACTTGCCATCCGTTACTGTTTGGCCGACTCCCGATGGATCACAAACCTATCAATTCGTTTACTGGCGTATGCGTCGTATTGACGATGCAGGTGGCGGCGTTCGGACTATGGATGTACCTTTCCGTTTCCTACCCTGCTTGGTTGCTGGACTCGCCTACTATCTTGCACTTAAGGTAGAGAACGGCGCTCAACGTTTGGACGTTTTAAAAGTTCAATACGACGAAGCTTGGCAGTTAGCTGCTGGCGAAGATCAAGAAAAAGCCGCTATTAGATTTGTACCGAGGCAAATGTTTATTGGTGGGGGCACCTAATGGGTAATCGGTTTGCTTCCGGTAAGAACAGTATCGCCATGTGCGATCGCTGTGGCTTCCAATTCAAGCTGACCGCGCTTCGTAAAGAAATTCAGAAGACTAAGATTTACAACCTGCTTGTATGTCCTGAGTGCTGGGATCCAGATCAGCCTCAGTTGTTATTGGGTATGTACCCAGTTGATGACCCACAAGCTGTACGTAATCCACGCCACGACACGACTTACGTAACGGCGGGGGTTAATACTGCTGGTTTTGTTACAGGTGGATCTAGGGATATTCAATGGGGTTGGGCACCAGTAGGTGGGGCACGAAGTTTTGATTCGGTTTTAACACCAAACTACTTGGTGTCAACGACATTTGTTGGTACAGTTACGGTAACTTAAAGGAGTCTAATATGGACAAAAAAGATTTAGCTCAAGACAAGAAGATGATTAAGTCTGCTGTCGGTAAGCACGAAAAAAATATGCACCCCGGCAAGAAGCCTACAAAGCTAAAAGCTGGTGGCCCTACATCTGAAGATCGTATGCGCTTAGGGCGCAATCTATCTCGCGCCGCAAATCAGGGGAAATGACATGGCTAAATTTAGCAAAAAAATGATGGGTAAAGAAGTTGGCGACGCCGCTACTTATGCTGCACCGCACAAAATGAATGGCAAGCCTTTGGTAATGTCAACCAATCCCGGCAAAGATTCCAGCATTAGTAGCCTTAGCACCATGAAAATGAGTGTTGGTAACTACAACAACGGCCAGAATGAAACTAAAACTTCAGGCATCAAAGTTCGCGGCACAGGCGCGGCGACCAAGGGAACTATGGCCAGAGGCCCAATGGCTTAAGTAACACATGACATACACTGAACTAGTTGCCGCTGTAACAACGTATACGCAGAATACGTACCCCACTGCTGACATGAATACCATGATTCAGCAGGCGGAGCAGCGCATCTATAACACAGTGCAGTTGGCGAACTTGCGTAAGAATATTACTTCTAATCTAATTAGTAGTAACCCTTATATTTCGCCGCCTTCAGACTTTCTTTCTATGTACAGCTGCGCAATATTCCCAGCTAATAGCACAGGGCCGTATACCTACTTGTTGGATAAAGACGTTAACTTTATCCGTGAGGCGTACCCCACACAGACAGACACAGGCCAGCCCAAGTACTACGCCCTTTTTGGTTCAGAGACGGGAAGTCCTACAACACTGTCACTTATGTTTGGCCCTACCCCAGACGCTGCGTATGGCATAGAGTTGCACTACTTCTACTACCCAGAGTCAATTGTTACGGCTGGCACAAGTTGGCTTGGCGAACATTTTGATATTGCTTTGTTCAATGGCACCATGATGGAAGCCATCACGTACATGAAGGGCGAACCAGATTTGGTACAACTGTACACAATACGGTTTAACGAAGCCCTCATGATGCTTAAGAACTTGGGCGATGGCAAACAACGTAGCGATTCTTATCGCAATGGTCAGACTAGGGTGAAGGTCACATGAGCATAGTCCAGACCCAGACCACAAGCTTTAAAGCAGAGCTGTATCAAGGCATCCACAATCTATTGACGGATACTTTAAAGATAGCTTTGTACACCGCAAACGCAGATTTAAATGAAGATACCACTGTGTACACCAGCACAGGTGAGTTACCAACAGCAAACGGGTACACGCAGACTGGGGTAGTTTTAACGGGAGTTACCATTGGGATTTCTGGGTATACCGCATTTGTTAGCTTTAATAACGTAACTTGGAACCCAGCATCATTTACAGCTAGGGCTGCTTTGATTTACAATTCAAGTAAGGCAAATCGCTCGATCGCGGTGTTGGATTTTGGGGCCGATAAAACGGCTACTGGTACGTTTGTAATAACCCTACCAGCAAATACTGCTAGTAGTGCAATCATCAGATCATCGAACTAAAGGAGTTCTTCATGCCCATTACACAAGCGATGCCAACGTCGTTCAAAGTCGACATTCTTAACGGCTATCAAAATTTTGGTACCGCCCCTGTACGCGCAACAGGCGCAACAGATACATTTAAAATTGCTCTGTACACAAGCTCGGCAACTTTGGATGCTACAACAGGTTTGTACAGCTCAACTACTAACGAAGTTCCTAACGGTAGTGGATATACAACAGGCGGTATAACACTGTCTGTTTCTGTTGCTCCAACATCTACAGGTACAACAGCGTATTTATCTTTTGCGTCTCCTGTTACTTGGACAAGTGCAACATTCAGTACAGCGGGCGCTTTGATTTATAACTCTACGCAAGGCGGTAGAGCGGTTGCGGTGCTTTCTTTTGGATCAACAATTACTGTTACTGGTGGTGATTTCAACATCATTTTCCCAACGGCAGCGGCGGGTACAGCGATCCTTCAGATTGCATAACGGAGAAACCTCATGGCATTAATACTTGCTGATCGGGTTCAAGAAACCACAACAACCACTGGCACGGGGGCCGTCTCCCTTGCTGGTGCTGTTTCTAATTTTCGTGCGTTCTCCAGTGTACTGAGCGATCAAGACACAACATACTACGCAATTGTAGGTTCTTCGGTTTGGGAAATTGGCTTAGGGACTTACAACACATCCGGCAACACGTTGTCTCGTACAACGGTTTACGCAACTTCAAGCGGTACAACATCGCCTTTGACTTTGGCGGCTGGTACATACAACGTTTGGATTGACGCTGCGGCCACACCTATGGTGTACAAAGACGCTGCTGGTACCATTCCTAGCCCAACATTCTCAGGCACTATTTCTGGTCAACCAACAGTAGCAACCACAAGCTCTTTGGCTCCTCAGATTGTGACTGTAGACTTTGGCAATACAGGTAATGAATACAATCTTGCAACAACTGCTACGCAAACGTACGGCACGATAGCTACATCTGCGGCTACTGGCACGGGTTCTGTGGCTACATTGACGTTTGCAACTCAAACGATTGCAATTCCTGTAGGTACAACAATTGTAGTAGCGGGCGTAACGCCAGCAGGATATAACGGTACTTTTGTGGTTACGGCATCAACGACTACAACTGTGTCTTACGCCAATAGCACGACAGGAGCGCAGTCAGTAGCAGGCACCGTAGCACCCCAGCTAGCTATTATTAGTTTTGCAGCCCAGATAGCGTCTAATCCTATTTCAGTGGGAACTAAAGCGCATCTTAGTGGTATTGCAGCAACTAATGCAACAATTGCAACTACAGCACTTTCTAGTACGGCTTCAACAGCCACAGTTACTTTTACAGCACAAAATATTGCGCCCCCTGTAGGTTCAGTATTTACTATTGCA